TCAATTCTCGCCTGGGGCACTATGCGTAGGTACAATTTTTGAACCTGTAGGGAGCGGTTCAAAAAACTCGATCACGCCGTGGATCTCGTTTTCAACACGATCCACGGCGATATTTTTTATTAATCCCTGAAGTATTCGTCTTCTTTCAGAGGCATCTCCTTCCCTCATAGTGATGGAAGTGGCTTCACAAAGGTTTCTGATCTGATCCATTGATAGCTCAGGGCTTCTTCGCGCAGCTTCGTACTCAATCCCGGCCAGCTGGGTGGATAATTCGGCCTTGGTCGTTTCCTGGGTCTTTAATTCATTTAGCAAAGCTGTTGAGTGGCCAGAGATTGTGATTGCTCGGATAAGGTTATTAATTTGAGTATCGACTTTCCGGATCTTCCGCTTCAGTTGATTAATCTGCGGACCGAGGGTACGCTTTTGCTCTTTTTCCGATTGGTATCCTTCCTCCAGCATGACGGCCATAACTTCTGGCTGCAGCACGTATTTTTCCAGTTGGTCAATGACTGCATTTTCAAGCGGATTACACGGAATTTGCCGGAGGTCACAGGTTCTTCTATTCTTTGAATCAATGCAAATATAAGACCGGTAAGCCTTCCCGTCGACTTGGCTTGTATGACCAGCCAGTTGAGCGCCACAGCGCATGCATGAGACAATCCCACTGAGGATGTAGTCACCGGCGATACGACGAGGATGATGCGCTCGCAGATGGATATTTCGTCTAATCGAAAAATCCGACTGAACTTTCTGTACCCCTGCCCAGGTGGCTTGATCGATCATCGGAGTGCAATAATCCTCGATCACCAAATCCCCATATTCGAGAATACCAATATATAACTTATTTTTAAACAACCCGTTGTAACAATTGATCGTATTGAAAAGGTGCGTTTCTATATGGATTTGACCATAAGAAGCTCCGACTAGTCTCATTTGGAACGCTTTTTGTACTATGGGGATCATGTTCGGATCCGGGATCCAGCGGTGACCCGTGCGAACGGTACCGTCTCTGTGATGACCAGTCACGATCGGATCCGACCTCATGAACCCTTTTGGCGGATATCCAGGTAGACAGCCGTGGATGGCCACCAGGTCTCTCAAGCCGGTTACCACATTATCGGAAAGATCATCGAGATATTTTTGATGGGCAAAATCGTATGCCGCCTCTATGATGATCGCCTCTGGACCCGTAGGGACCGGCTCGGTGATCGAATACAGGATCTTTCCGTGCTGTTTTAATTCCGATCGGTAATATTGAGCTTCGAGGGCATTCCGGGCAAAGCGGGAGTACGACCACACCACCACACCCGCCTCAGGTACAGAAGGCTGCCGGAAGTACGTCATCATAGCCTGGAACTCCACCCGCTTTGAAGCTGTCTTTCCGGATTTTGTGTCGGTGAAAATGCGGGTTAAGGTATAGCCATATTGAGCGCACCATTCCCGGATGGTGCGCTCTTGGTGTAAAGCTGAGAGTTCCTGATCTTCGTGGCCGCTATCACGAATACAGGCGGCCACACTGGAGCCAGGGGGAAAAGGATGTTGGTTCAAATTAGAGGGGGCAATAATAATATTTCTTGATCATAAGAAAGAACTTTTTAGGGTTTTCTAATCTCATGTGTTGTTATTTGAAAGGTTAATCTAAATCAGTCCATCCATGAGAATGATACATTTTTATGTATTTATCAAATTCATCTTTTCTAGTAAATTTCTCTATCCAATTAACACCTATTGAGTAGGAATTTTCCTTAGGAGTCATTATTACACTTGCAATTATTTTTGGCTCTTTCCATGCGCTATCCTCGATCTCCATACCAACAATTGGGATGAGTGAAGTATTACTGATTGTCTTCCTCACAATTGCGTTCTCAAATTCATCACCGTTTTCATAATGGAATAATACTGAAATTCGTAGATCCATATTTACATCCCTTCATCTGAAATTTTGCTTTAATGCGTTATCAATGGTTGTTATTATTCATGATCTAAAATCAATAATTCACTCTTTTCCTCAGCATAAAAAAACCTACTCTCCTTTTATCTTTATTAATTATCCATAAACGCATCGATGATCGCAGGCTGGCATACCGTGCCTCCGAAAGCATTTGTGCCACAGATGCTTCCCGCAACAATTCCATACACAGTGATCGACTGGTTCTCGTAAATCCCGCTGAACGGTTCACGGAAGGAAACGATTACTGCATCATAGGTGCCCGCAAAGAAGCCCTGAAGCTCTGTATTGGAATTGATGTTGAACACCCGGATATTTATCCTAACCAATTCTCCGATGTGGTTGTCGGCATAATTGGTCAGTTCTTGGTAATAAATGTCTTGATATTGAGCCAGCTCAGTTGCGTGAGCATAAGCTGCATCTTGAGTGGCGTTGTAAGATTGCCTGGTGGCCGTGACGTTAGCAGCCGCTTGGGTCTGGGTTGCCTGGTAGTTCAGCGCTGCCTGGGTTTGGGTTTGACCAATGGCAATGGCGGTCAAGGTCGCCGGTGGCTCAAGTGTGGCGGTGTTGGTAGGCATTGGTGAAATAGTCAGCGTGGGTGTAATAGAAGGCTCAACGGTATCTGAAGGTTTAGCGGTTTGATCTTCAGTCGCTGCGCCCGGGGTCGTTTGGGCGCTGTTCCTGATCGCATTTGTAAGCGAGCAGCATAGGCACAGCATAACTAATACAATGGCAACGATGACAAGCTTGGCTTTCTTTCCGGATTTCCAATAGTTTCCCACTTTATTGATTTGTGCTTTCATGATCGATCTCCCCAGAACAAATTAGATTTTTGATACTCCCTGGCCGGTTTGGAATAATGATGGGATCAATGCAACCGCAACGATACAAAAACACCCTATTAAAAGAATTTTCAAAGCGAGATCTGCCGGCAGAAAAGCGGCCGTGATCAGCAAAAGGATCTGAAGACCGGCTGCCGGTAGAACCATATCAACGGGACGTAACTTTTGTATTTTATTTCTCATACTTCCCCGCACAATCTTGATTGAGATCACATATCTTTGGGATTTGGTTAATAACGGCCAGACATAGGTCAAAAAATCAGGCCGCGCTGTGCGTTTCATTTTTAGATGAGACGCCTTTATTCTCCGTAAGGAACCGTTCGACTTTTTCTCTGATCTCATTTTGTTGTTCCAGCGTCAGCTCTCCCCATTCTTGTTGCACATAGTTCAGCAGTGGATCTGGCTTCAGCAGATCAGCTACTTCATAAAATCTGACATCACCGGTTTTATTGGCTAAGTGAACCAGCATTTTTGTCGTTGCTTGTTTGCGACCATTAATTAGTAAGTTTAAAGTGACTTCGTGAATTTCTAAAAATTCAGCAAAATCCTTCAACTTTCGTACTTGACCTTGTTGCTTTTGCCATTCAAGGTAATTTTCAGTTAATAGTTCAGCACAGGTTGTCATTGATTAGTAGGATAGCAAATTATATTTGTCTTGTAAAGACACCTTGACAAACTATTATATTTTATGTATATTAGGTTTGTCATTAGATTAACTCGGTTTATTAACTCTCTTTTCCAGGTGACAAATGATCAATATTCAAATTTCCTTGTGTTCAGTGGTTAAAGAATATCGAAAACGACTTTCAATGACCTACCGGGATTTTGCCGAGGCAATTAACGAACATCTGGTCGGTACAGGCATTTCTCACCAGACGATCTCGAACTGGGAGAAATCGATCACCGACCCAACGACTGATTTTTTGTTAACGTGCCTGGTGGTACATGATGATTGGCGTCGGCAGTTCGCCATCGACTGCCTGTGTGCCAAACTCCCCGAAGTGTTCATCCGTAATGACAACAGTATTGCCTTGCTGGTTAGATAGTAACACGCTCTCGTCCGGAATAGTGATTTTTGGTCTCATTCATTTTTTTGGAGAAAGGACAAGGACATGTTCAGTTATTACGACTTAGTCAGACCTGAAACGCTGGTGGAGATCAAAAAGAAATCTCCCAACGTAACCCAGGTGCCGGTAGATGCGGCTCGAATGGTCGTATCTGGAATGCAGCAGATCAGCTCCTCCAACCCAAGCCATGAAGACACCAACGGAATGCAGTACTGGACCGCATCGCTCAAAGAGGTGTGGCTAGCCGCCAGGTTCCCCGAAGACAGCAATGTGAATACGGTCGGCCGGGCGTGCAGGAGCATGGGTCTGGTGAGCTGGCGTGAAGGCAACGGTTATCACGTCGCCTGGAGCAAGGATCAATTATCGATCCTCGCAGAGTATTTTAAGAAAGTTGAGGGGAAATGACTATAACCTATATCGGCAACGTATGTTCATTTTGCAATAAAGTGACTTGCGCCGGCTGTGACGAGATCAAGGGGCAACCCGCTCCGACAGGCGTAACCGCCTTGTTCTCTATGCTGGCCAGGGGTGAAAGCGATAAACCTCGCTGTGCTTGTTACCTGTACGAAGGCGACAATCCGGAGTGCGCCATTCACTCAAAAGAACGATGCACATTCTGCGGCGGCACCGGCGACGGATCAGGAATGGTGGAAGTCAACGGGTACCATGTTCCCGCTTCCCATACAACCTGCATAACTGAGATCAGGTGGGATGAATGATCACAACAGCCACCCAGTTCCGGGTTGCGCCGGTGATCACGACCTGGTCACAGGCTTTTGAAGCCTGGCTGCGCCTCGACGGGCGCAAGAGCAGTCTCAAACCCCTGCGAGAGAAATCGATCCAGGCTTGTTTACAGGATATCCGTCATTTTTCTAAATATTTCGAACAAGCCGCCAAGGTCGATTTCACGCCCGATCAGCTCACCCAAAACGCCCTGCTTTCATACTTTTCCAGCCAATCCGCAGCGCCTGCCAGCACGAACCGGCGTTTGGCATCCCTGCGAACACTCACACGCTGGTCGATCAGTGTCGGTTTACTCCATGAGGATCCCACCGTTCGTATCCCCCGCATCGAGATCTCTTCACTGCCCCCACGCGCAAAGGATGATCTGGAATGCCAGCGCCTGGCCAAGGTTGCCAAGAGAGCTGCTCACATCACAAAGCGCACACCTCAGCATGATCTGCTGGGGTTGCGCGACCAGGTCATTTGGGAGCTGATGTACGATGCCGGGCTCCGTATCGGGTCCGTAGCCGCCCTGGATATCGAAGGCCTGCATTTGGATGAGGGTTGGATTGCCGTCGAGGTCAAGGGCGGGAAGATCGGCGAGATCAGTATCCCCCAGCGCTTATGTCGGTTGATCAGAGCCTGGCTCCGCATCCGTCCGGGCATCCAACACGGTGCCGTGATCACTGATGGAAATGGCAAGCGCATCACCACCGGCCAGATCCGCCGCCGGTTATATGCCATCGGATCAGCCGCCGGTGTGGACGTGAAACCTCACGACCTGCGTCACACCTATATTTACCGCCTGGTGGATAAAGCCCTGGAAGGGAATAGGCCGCTGCCGGCAGCTCTTGATATTGCCCGCCAGCAAGCCTGTCATAGTGATGTACGCACCACCCAGGGCTACATCAGAGCCCGCAGAAGCGATATTCAAAAGATAGTGGAGGGGATATGAAAGAAAAATTCATTGATCGTAATTTTTCTGCCAGCAGTATGGCCATCATTGAAAAAGTGAATGCCATTTTAACTGAATACACCGGCCAGGGTTTCAGGCTGAGTTTGCGCCAGCTTTATTATCAGCTTGTGGCAAGGGGGTACATCGAGAACACGCTGAGGAGTTATAAGCGCACAGGTGACCTGGTCAGTAATGCTCGTTTGGCGGGTCTCATCGATTGGCAAATGATCGAGGACCGTAATCGAGATGTGATCTATTCCAACCCCTGGAATGATCCCGGGGAAATCGTCCAAGCAGCTGCGAGCCAATTTCACCTTGATCATTGGGAAGGACAACCTTGCTATGTAGAGGTCATGGTCGAAAAGGATGCCCTGAGCGGGATCCTCGAACCTGTGTGTGAATCTTTGAACATCAGATTTATGGCCAATAAAGGGTATTCCAGCAGCTCAGCCATGTATGAAGCTGCAAGAAGGATCTACCGCATGGCGGTTACACATCGAAAAGAGGTTCATATTTTCTACTTGGGTGATCATGACCCCAGTGGGATCGATATGACAAGGGATATTCAAGAACGGTTGGAGATTTTTACAAAAGGGGATGTGGGTATTGAATTATCCCGCCTGGCATTGAACTGGGGGCAGATAGAAGAATGGAAACCACCTAAAAACCCAGCCAAGGAAACCGACAGCCGCTTCCAGGCTTATGTAGATCAATTTGGCGAGTCATCCTGGGAGTTGGATGCCGTTGAACCGCGTGAGCTTTCCCGCCTGGTCAATGCCGCCGTAACACGCCTTATTGATCAGGAAGCCTGGGACAAGGTGCTTACGAAGGAAGAGCGAATGAAGGCAGATCTCCTCAAGATGGCTGAGGGGTATGAATATTCAGACGATGATCAGGGGTAAATTTTACCCTTTGCGATGGGTTAAGCAAGTAAGGGATTAGCAATGCCACGCCAAATGATAGTAACGATGGAAGTTGGGTTTTCTAAATTACCACAAGACCAAGAGGTGGTTTGGCGTGGCTCACTGCTACTATTGTTCAATTTTTTGAAAGGAAAATATGCCGACCCAACCCGACCCACAAATAATTTACTGCAGTGCGTGCCACCAGAGACCAGCATCGATCTTCATCCACGGGACGATAGAAGTAATCCGTGGGCAACGAACACGGATCAAGTGGCTGGAAATGGCACTTTGTGATTCGTGTGGTGCTAAAGCAGATGAGGCTACGAACACCGGTAGCCAGATGGCCTTAGCCCTGACAGGAGGTAACCCGTGGATATTGTAATTCTGATTATTTTTGTCGTCATTGTCGAGGCGCTGCTCCATTATTTCCCTTGGCGGTTATTGCTTCGCGGTAAGGAGCTTCCCCGCCTGGTGGCATACATCCTCGGTGTCATTGGTTTGATGGTCCCATTTTCAGTGTGGGTAGTTGTTGTATTGACCGATTGGAGACTCGTTGCTGTTCTTTGGGGCACCATCGTGGCCGGTGGAATCACAGTAATGATCCTTTACGGCTTAGATCATGTAGTCGACCTGGAATGGCGCAAGCGGGAATGTGATCAACGGGAGAAGGAACTGCGTAACACAATTTCTGATCAGGAGGCGCATCAATGATGGTCGGAATGATGTGGTTCGATAATGAGCCGGTTACGGTTGAGGAGAAGATCCGCAGAGCCGCTGCCCATTATCAAAAGAAATATGGGTCATGGCCGACTCGTGCGCTTGTTGACCCAGGTATGGTCGCTGAGGATAAAACGATCAGCGGCGTGTTTGTTTCCCCAAGCGGCAGCATCCTCAAGAACACAATCTGGATCGGTCATGAGGACGCCAAATCAACTACTGATATTGCCGCCAAGGCCATGGGGGTGTCAAATGCCCAGGGACAATAAATCAGTCACTGATATCCGTGAGGCTCTTGAAGGAGCGGTTGGCCTGATGGTGCGGGTTGATCATTTTCAGAGCTTTGTACGCACCAGGGTTATTCAGGCGCAACAACGCACAGGCCTTGATGCCCTCTTGGGACCGGCACTTGATGACCTGACAGATATCAGTCAGTCAGCAAAAGCCGCTCAACGCCAGGTCAATGATGCCATCTCAACCATGCTGGTCACGTCACCTGCACCGTTATCTGTTGAGAAGTCAGACAAGGCCAGTTGGCTAGACAATGGAGCAAAGAATGCTTGATATAGATCCCACCCTAAAGCCAATCGCGGATGCAATTCAGAAGGTTCAAAGCGATGGCTGTAGTTCTGCCTTGATCGTCTATTGTTATCCGGGAGCATTAGATCGTTTCTTTTTACCCAGAACCAACGGAGCGGACAGTCAAAAAGCTACAACATTCTATTCGATCAATGGCGTCCCGCTCAGGGAAAGATTATGGATGCCAAAGGACTCTTACATGATCGTTCAGGAAAGCCTGCGTGAAAGCAAGGTTGTAAGCATGGGCAGGGTATCTGCATGAGCCAGTGCCAGTGCCAGCCAGCAGCCAGGTTATTAATAGCAGTAGAAAGAAGACGCCCAAACTTCTTCTTATCAGGGGATGGTCGGCATGGTGAAAAAAAAGGCGGCGGCCGCCGCCTAAGCATGCAACATAACATGGGGTTATGTTGCATCAACGTGGATGGGGAGGGGGCGGGTCGGTTACTTCTTATCGAAACAGACCAGGGGGCAGTATATGCCCCAAAAATTCTTACCAATATCTAGGAAACGGGTCGAATGGAAAACACTATTATCGATCAGATCAAAGAACAGGTAGACCTCGTTAAATTGATCGGGGAAACGCCAGGTGTAAACCTGAGACGTTCCGGGAAAAATTACATGGGTTTCTGCCCATTCCATGTCAATACCCACTCCCCTGCCCTGTCGGTATTTCCGGATACCCGGACGTGGTACTGCTTCTCCTGCAATGAGGGCGGGAGCGTGATCGACTGGGTACTGAAGAAAAACCCAGGGTGGGACATTAAGGAGGCCATCAAAGACTTGGCCAGACGGGCTGGTCTGCCGCTGCCTGAGTATGATCACCAGGACGTGAAAGCACGGTTGACCATGCATGCCCATGAGAACGCGCTTCAGGTGGCCTCCAAGTTATTCCAAAAGTGGCTATACGAAGATACAGAAGCCCTGGAATATGTTCACAGTCGTGGATGGACAGACAAAGTAATCCAATCAGAACAGGTCGGTTTCTCTGGGCGGGCTACTGCTGCTCAGGTGAAAGAGATGATCGATGCATTTGGTTTGAATGGAATCTTCGCGAATAGCCCGGATGCCGTGATGGTACTGGGTTACAAAGGGGATATTCCTGCCTGGTGCAATAAACACAACATCGATCCAAAATCAGTGGGGCAGGATAAGATCAGTGGCTTGATATCAGTACCCGGGCTGATCTACTCACACCGGATCAATGGCCGAATCCAGTATATGGCCAGACGACAATTACCCGGTCATGACTTCTTTGTAGATCAAGGTGAAAAAATACCCTGGAAATCGTTTAATCCTTGTTCTGCTTTAGCGGGGGATAGAAAGGCTTATTTCAACCAATACCACCTCAGGAATGAACGCCTGGTGATCGTTGAAGGACAGGGAGATGCAATTACCCTGGCGCACTGGGGGATCCCGGCCATGGCACTGGCAGGATCAGAGTGGAAGAACCAAACCGAGCTGATCAAATCACTTCAAGACAAGTATGAGGTAATTTACTTTGCCACCGACTCCGATGAAGCCGGTCAACAAGTGATCACAGGCAAAAAAGGCGCGTTCCCCCTGGCAGAGATGTTTGGACCCATGCTGTGGGTAGTGAATTGGCCACAGGAGAAATGGACTGTAGCTGGTGGATCTGAAAAGCAAGTAAAGGACGTGAATGATCTACGGAACTACTATCTTTCTAAAGATTTCAACGATCAACGCCAGGCAAATGCCATAAATAAAATCCTCGATGATGCAAACCCGATCGTTCAGCTTGCCGTGCAACATGCCGGATCAAAGAAAGGTGCTGAGCGCCAAAAAGCCTTGGATGTGGTAGTGCCGATGTTGAAACGAATGCCGGAAATGACCCTCAAGGATATGCGGACAATCCTGGCAAAGGCACTCTTCCCGGATATTCCTAACCCGATCAGGGAATTCAGTAATTTATTAAAGACAAAGGGGGAAGAGACAGAGGACAGTAAACCAGCCGAGATCGTTGAAACTATGGGTGGCTGGTATCCGACGAACGCCGATGGGAATGAGGGGTATTTGCTGGAAGAGACATACGACAAGGCAACGGATAAAGCCATATTTGCGTATGCCCATATTTTTCTGGATGGATCCCAACCCAGAGAGATCAGCACTGCTCATTACATGGATATCAATGGGAAACGGTATGTTCCAAAGTTGGACGATAACGTCCGGTTTGGTACGGTTCTCTTACCAAGCGAACTGGGACCGGAGCAATCCACTCGGGAGATCCTGGCTGCGGTCGAGATCTTCCTAAGACGATACTTTCTACTGGACAATCCATTTCATTACAAATTCGGGGCATTGTATGGGATGTTCACCTGGGTTTATGACGCCTTCGATCAACTCCCCTACCTGCGAGCCCGGGGTGGTCCCGGATCAGGGAAGTCCGAATTCATGCTTCGGCTTGGCCTAGTGTGCTATCGGATGATGATCACGGCAGGTGTATCCAGCTTGGCAGGTTTCAAAGGTCTAGCACATGTATATAAAGGAACTCTGATGATCGATGAGGTGGATAACCTGCTGAAGGAAGACAAAGGGGAAATGCGAGCTCTTCTTAATGTACGGGCAATGAAAAAACAAGCCCGGGTGGTGACCATGATGGAAGTATTGAAGGCGGATGGCACACACGGTTTTGCGCCTGCCACGACTTTTGTTTACGGCCCCACCCTGATGACCATGTACGGGGCTTTCAAGGACCCAGGAACCGAAAGCCGATGCATGACATTCGATATGCCAGATAAGGAAAGCATCGAGCTGGACAAGGCGGGTATTGAGCCGGGGTATACACCTCCGGAAATGGAAATCGAAGGTCAGGTCATCCGGAACATCCTGCTGCGCTGGTGACTTAAGGTCTGGAGGCCGTCGATGGACCTTACTCCGGAGGACCGCAAACGCTATAAACTCATGGATCCCCTGGTCAGTCCGCGCGTGAACCAGATCATGCGGCCGCTTAAAGTGTTGGCAATCCTGGAAAAAGACCAAGACCTATTGAAGGATCTCTTCCTGCTTGGTCAGGCCAATTATAAAGATGAACTCAACCGGCGTGCCGGTTCCTTCGAAGCCATCATGTTCCGGGCCGTGGTGGCGGTGGATGAGGAAGATAAGTATGACAAGTATATCCACACCGGCGGACTAGGTACTTATGGGGTCGTTCGTTACATCACATATAAAGACCTGGCTATAGTTGCCAATGAAAAGATCGATGAGGAAAACCTCAACGAAGGCGACGAGAAGAAAAAAGACGATTCCGTTAAGCCGAAGACAGTTGGCAATATATGCCGAGATGCCTTCCGATTACCAACTTACCGCACTGGCAACGGATGGGTCGTCATCCTGGACAAGATCAAGATCGATGTGGGTAAGATCCGCTTTGGCATGAAGGAATATAAACCAGAAGGCGGTGAACAAGCGAGATGAACATGATGAACATGCTACTGCTCCAGGAGGGGTATGGCGATAAATTTGTTTTGTGGGTCGAATCCTCTATACAAAACATTTTTATAACCATCAAAATCCGGGTTTTACGTTCATTTTGCTTCATAACGTTCATCCTCAGTGGGAAAAAAGCAATTTCTGCCCTGGGATACGGCCGATTAATGAACGTTATGAATGTTAATGAACTAAGGATATTTAAGAGGTTTTATTTGTTATGTAGTTAAAAGAAGAGTACGACAAACCTCGGTTAATGAACTTCAAAACATGCTGTCCTTCATGCATGTTCATGGGAGAGGAAAATGGATCAACGAAACGGAACGATAGAACGAGCAGTAACCGCCTTGACTGGTTGGAAGCAACTTACTAATGCAATGGAACGCACGCTGGTGGACAACCTGGCAGCCACAGCCCCATGGTTGGCACCCTTGGCTCCCGCCTATATGGCCTATCAAGCCATGATCAATGTGCTGGGGTTCCCGATCTGGATTGCCTTCGCCATCGGTGGAACGATCGAGCTGCTCGGGATCTCCACGATCAATACAGCCCTGACTTTTTGGTCATGGAATAAGCAAAAGAACAAGAGTGATCCAGCAGCTCCAATGTGGCTGGCAACGGCCATGGCGGGTTTTTATGCGGTGATCGTCTTAGTTGTGAATGTATTATTGGATCACTCGACCGTGATCGAACAAATCGCCAAGGCGCTGCTTTCCTCGCTATCTATTCTGGCAGCCATTACCCTGGCGCTACGATCACAGCACAGCCAACGGGTAGAAACAACCAAGCACTTAAAAGAAGAAAGAAAAGAGGTAAGGCGGCTATCGAAGGTTCAGAATGCAAAGAATGTAAAAACTGAAGTTTCAATGAAACTTTCGCGCAAGTTACACGAAAACCCAGATCAACCTGAAACATTCGGAAAGTGGCAGCGCTGGCCAGATCTACCGGGCGAAGAGCGGCTGGCCATCACCCGGATGAATGTACAACAAGTCATGGAACGCTACGGCATCATTGAACGGACCGCCTACAACTGGATCCAAAATGCCAGGAAGGACCCGGGGGTTATAGGTGAACTGGCTCGTTTCCAGGAAGACCAAGAGAAATCCCAGGAGGTTGAATGATCACCAACCAATCTGAATCGATCAAGCCATGGAAATGCGAGCATGGCCATGTATTAGGGGCAGTCGAACGGGTGAAGATCACCACAGCCAACGGATCAACTGCTCACGTCAGCCGGTTAATGCTTTACCGCCAGGCGGTCGATCCGGAGGCTGATCAACCGGTGGATGTGGACGTGATCGCGGCCGTGGAAGGAACAACGCTTAACATCCGCTGCTCGATCTGCGGGGCAGTGCGGCCATGGTTCATCGGCGAGGATGCCATCGAGAGATTGTTGGAGCGGTTCCAACGAGGGAAAAAATGACGGGTATTGTCGTGGAAAACAGTCTGGATGGTCAAGGCATCCGGAGCTTTCATGTGATGTCGGGAGATAGACAAGATCTTGAGACCTGGAAAACCATCATTCCAACCACCGTGATCGAAGCGGGGTTGATCATCGAACAAAAAGAATACCAGGACAGGATGCGGATCCATCATTTCACTGCTAGGTGGCGGGCGCGGGAGTTCGTGACCTATATCATGCCGATGAACTGCACGATAAAAATCGAGCACCCTGATTACTGTAAAACGAGCTGCCCTCTTCATCGAACTAATTGTGAATGGCGGAGGACCGTGTTTCTCTGGGCACTAGTGCCGAATAAAAACCTGCGGGATCAGATTGATGAAGCAACAGTGACGTTCGCAATTCAGTCTGATATGGAACCAGATACCGGTTGGATCCGGAATATGCTTAAGGGGATTGAGCCAGGTATAGAGGTTGGAAAATTGATGGTTGTTGAAGCTTACTGGGTACCAGAGATGTTTATAGCTCTTTTGGACGATCGATTTAGTGATTGAAATAAAGTAATATAATTCCATCAATGGAGGAAAACTATGAAACTCACTAAAAAAGAAAGAGCTATGTTTATTAACCAATTTGAAATATTGGAATTACTCGATCCTGAAAATCTTGAGGAATATAAAGGGAAAATAAAAATTCTTTCCTGTGGCTATGAACGGTATTATGAAGACGCTTTATATGATGTGCTTTGGGATAAAATACCGGGGAAAATAACTTCTTTTGTTGTAAAGGTATTGGATTTTTACCGCTCATTAGAAAGTTATAAAAATAGACATGTTAATGAAAATATTTTAGAGGGGCATGAGTTTGGGCATTTCATTGGTTTTGATGGGAATGAAGAACCAGAATATTATCGTTTTGCTAATTATCTGATTTTTGAAAAGAAATATTATATAGAGCAGAAAAAATATTCTGAAATAACCGGGGAATTTAATTCACATCATTCTACTATTGATACATATAAAAAATTACTCCTCACCTGGAAATTATTAGGTAAACCGAGCTTGGATGATAGAGAAATAATCGAAGAGATTTTCAAATCTATTGCTTAATAAAGTAACGAGCCGGTTGGATGAGGGGGGCATCCAAACGCGCTCGTTGAAGATATTATACCACCATTTACTTAATAGTACAAGAGTTCTATAATATTGGGTGCAAGCCCGGCGTTTTGGCGGGGCTGTATCCGGAGAATGAGCCACCCGGCATGATGATCATGCCGGGTTTTTATTTAACGAACTGGAGGTGTAAATGCCATTACCAAAGATCACATACCAATTACCACTTGAGTTGGATCTTCCTCCTGATCCAGATAATCAGGATAATCCAGAAGATGTCTTGATCGCCAGTGAAGCTGCACGTAGCGCTTTGGAAGGAATGTTTGGCAAGATCGGTAGCCCACGCTGGATAGATGAGTACATGGAGCTGCGTAAGGGTGGCTGGCAGTGGCGGGTAGCTGCCTATATCGCCTGGGCATCCAGTCCCAAGGCCGGGCGGGAGCCAAAGACCCAGGAAGACCTGGCGAAGCTGCATCTGGGTCTGACAAGCGATCGGGTGATCAGCACATGGCGTAAACGCAACCCGGCCATCGATGAGATGGTCAGGGTGATGCAAGCAGCTCCCCTATTCAAGCACCGGGCAGAGATCTTCACTGCTCTGGTGGCAGTGGCGGTAAGGCCAGAGTATAAGAGCCACCAGGACCGTAAACTTGCACTCGAGTTAATGGGAGATTACATGCCTGCCCGGAAAGTATTAGCGGCATTATCCGGAAGAGATAAAAACGACTTGAGTGAATTAAGTGATGAGGAGCTGCAGGAATTATCGGCTGCCCTGGAGGATGATCATGATGACACTGAAGCCTGATCAACATAATGCCAACCGCGGAACGAAACGCGGCAAGGATCTACTTAAGCGATCCTTACAGGAATTGGGAGCCGGTCGGTCTATCCTGGTGGATAAAGACGGTCAGGTTATCGCCGGTAACAAAACCCTTGAACAAGCTCAAGCACTTGGCATGAAAATCCGGGTGGTTGAAGCCGGGCGGGATGAACTAGTGGCGGTACAGCGCCCCGACCTTGACCTGAACGATGGATCCGGTGAGGCTAGGCGGTTGGCATATCTGGATAACCGGGTTGGTGAGCTTGACCTGGATTGGGATCAAGAACAACTAAAAAGCGATATCGAAGCAGGGTTGGATTTCGACCAACTCGGATTCCTGGAGGGTGAATTAAACGGACTGATCGATGAAGACCTCAAATCCGCCCGGATGGAAAAGGATCCTGGTCCGCAGGATGAAAAGAATGATGAAATCCTAAAGAAATGGGCGGTCAAGGCCGGTCAAATCTGGCAGATTGGTGTACACCGGTTGATCTGCGGGGATATCACGGATCCGGAAGTGCTGTGCAGTCTATTGGAAAACGACCAGGCTGTTCTGGCTTTCACCAGTCCACCCTATTGGGTGGGAAAGAGCTATGAGACCCAAAAGAGTGAAATCGAGATCGATGAGTTCATCCACCAGACCGCTATATCCCTTGATTGCTGTGTCAGAAAGGATGAGAGCCGGATCGTGATCAACACCGGCACCGGCTTTACCACAGCTTTTGATAAGAAAGCCAAACGGCATGTTTTACTGCTGGTGGATAAATGGACAGATGCTCTGCGAGGATTGGGATGGAACCTTCGGCACGTACGGCATTGGATCAAAGAGGGGCAACTCATGGCCACCTCCCCCAAGACAGACATCATCGACCAGCATAATGAATTCATTGCCACCTTTGAACACCAGGATGGGAAACCACGCCAATTCGAGGATCTCTTCATTGGTGAAGATATAAATTTACTGATGACATTTTACCGGCGCGAAGGCAAACAACGAGGGCAGGAATGGACCGGCGAGAAATGGGCGCTACGTTCCTATTGGGATGATATCAAAGGGACTGCGCGAGAATGCGGCCATGAAGCTGCTTTCCCGGTGGAGTTACCTCTGCGGCATCTCATGCTGTATACAAAGGCGGGGGAAATCGTCTTCGAGCCATTTTGCGGATCCGGGACAACGATCATCGCGTGCGAAGTCATGAAACGCAAATGCCTGGCAGCTGAGATCTCGCCTGCCTATGTCGCCGCAACTCTCGAACGGTGGATGAAAATGACCGGTGTAGAACCAAAAATCTTAAGGGATAGCCATGACAACCTTGAAGCCTGATAAACATAATGCCAACCGCGGAACCAAAAGGGGGAAGGATCTGTTGAAGCAATCTTTACAGGAACTGGGTGCCGGTCGGTCAATCCTGGTGGATAAAGACGGCCAAGTCATCGCCGGCAATAAAACCTTGGAACAAGCCCAGGCTTTGGGGATGAAAATCCGGGTAGTAGAGGCTGGACGAGATGAGCTGGTGGCAGTGCAGCGTCCCGACCTTGACCTTAGCGATGGGTCCGGTGAAGCAAGACGGCTGGCGTATTTAGATAACCGGGTAAGCGAACTGGATCTGGATTGGGATCCGGATGTGATCAACGCCGATCTTCAGAGTGGAATCGGTTTGGATAGTTTGGGTTTCATGGAGAAGGAGCTCCAGGAGCTTACCCAGACCATCGAGAAATCCATGACCGATATTCCGGATGCTCCAATCGAGCAAGCCGCTGAGTTACGGATCAAATGGGGAGTAGAGAAAGGCCAGATCTGGCAATTAGGTGATCACCGGTTGTGCTGCGGTGATTGTTGTGATCAAAAAACAATGGCAGCTTTGATGCACGGTAAAAAAGCGCAGGTATGTTTCACAGACCCACCTTGGAATGTGAACTATGGGGGAAATGTAGAAAAAGGAAACGCCCAAGGTTATAGAGTAAGAAAAATCGAAAATGATAATTTGGGTGAAAAGTTCCCTGCATTTGTTGATTCATTTGTGAAGATGATTTGGGATGTCATTCTCCCCGGAGGTATTTTGTACCTTGTCATGGGTGCTCAAGAATGGCCTTTGGTTGATAAATCCCTTCGTGACAAAGGCTTTCACTGGTCAAGCACAGTAGTCTGGGTGAAAGATTCGATGGTTCTATCCAGAAAAGACTATCACACCCAGTATGAACCAATCTGGTACGGCTGGCGGGGAGATGCACCACGGATTAGGGAGGTGGTTGACAGGACCCAATCGGATGTTTGGATGATCGACCGGCCAAAGAAAAGTGAAGAATTTCCGATCATGAAACCGATCGAATTGGTGACCAGAGCGTTGACCAACTCGAGTATGGTAAGGGATATCATTCTTGATCCATTTGTGGGAAGCGGGACAACTATTTTAGCATGTGAACAGCTTGGAAGGAAATGCCTGGCCATGGATATCGATCCAGAGGCAGTGGCGGTGACGTTGGAGAGGTGGTATTCGGCGACTAAAAAAAAGCCATGTGTGATATGTTGACGAAAGAAATATTGTTCTTAAAAGCGTAAAAAACTTACAATTCGATGACAGTACTGGGTTTGGAGGATAAATATCATTGAATTAGTCGAGGGATTCGTATACAATCCTGATAGAGTTAACAATTTACTGTTATTTGCTCATGGGATAATAGAGTTCAATAAGGGATAAGCAAATAGCGGATTCGCAAAATGCAATGAATATATATCGCGAAAAGCTGATTAATACAGTCTTGTATTTTTCACAAGAGACAAAACATCTGAATATGACAAAGTTGATGAAACTCCTTAATTTCTTCGACTTTGATCATTTCATGCAAACAGGATATCCTTCAATAGGATTAGATTACTTTACCTTTGAACAAGGTCCTGTCCCTAAGCAATTCTGGCTTGAGATCAAAGATGGAATTCCACCTGATGATTTAAAAGGTAAAGTAATTCTTACCCCAATAATTGAAAAAGACCGGAAAGAAATTAGGTTTACGCCAAAAGCGGATGCCAAAGTGGATTTTTCGATTTTTTCGAATCGAGAGGTTAAGATACTTAAAAGACTTGCTTTTATATTTCAAGACGCAACCGCCAAGGAGATGTCTGCGGTTTCACATGAAGAGAATAAACCTTGGGAAATCACTATGAGGGAAAAGGGCAAAAACGCAAAGATAGATTATATGTTAGCTCTTAATGAAAAATCTCCGATAAATCCTGGAGAAGCAAAAGAAAATTTACAAGATCATTTCGCCATAATTAAAGCATTTGATATCGAGCCGTCAAAAAAATAAAATGCCACAACCAGGGGATATTTTCATTTTTAAGGATTTTACCTTTGAGGATGGAAGTCAAAGGGATAAATGGTTTGTTGTTCTGAATGCTTCTGATCTTGAGAAACCATGCATTGCATTAAAAACAACTTCAGTACCTGATAGATATATTGGATGTACACAGGGATGTAATAGGGATCGAAGATGTTTTTATGCCCCTGTCACATGGCAACCTTGTTTTCTGAAAGATACATACATTCAACTTCCACAAATATTTGAGTTTTCTGCTTCAGAGTTATTTTCAAACCGCCTTAGGGGGAAAATTGAATTCAGACCAGCATTATCTAGAATTTGTTTTGAACAGTTAAAAAGTTGTATTGCTGGATTCAAGGATGATATAGGCACAAAACATTGGGATCTGATTTATAAAGTAGCCAAATAACCAAATCAGTAAAAATGCTACTTACCAAAAAAGGTGGCGATATTATTTTCTATTTGACTCTTGACGCGCATTTTAATAAATGCTAAGATTTATTTACAAATAAATATTTGGCAGCCCCTGTAAGCGGAGGGGCATCCCAAGAACGGTCTGAGCCCCCGTCGTGCATTTGCACGGCGGGGTTTTTTGTTTCCGCTACCAAAGGAGGTAAACCATGGAAACATTTGTGAGTATTTTGAAGAAAGTCAATTGGAAAGGTCTTTTAGCTGCATTGGCTGCCCTGGGCGTGATCTCAACGGCCGACTGGAAGGTTGCCCTGATCGGCCTTGCGGTCACTGTGTTGGTATGGATGCTCAACCTTTGGGTCAAGCGATCCGGGAAGAAGATCGGCCGGGCTTGGTTGACCGTGATCGTGTACCTGGTGGCAATGATCATCACCATAATCGTGCAGCCGGTGATCATGCCAGCTTTACCGGCGTGGAATGGAGACGCAGCTTTATTTACCAACGCCTGGATCGGCTTCTTAGCCGCAGTGGCACCAATAGCTGCCACAGTAACTGGCGAAGCAACTCTTGTGTATAACAGCATTCTTAAGCAGGTGGCAGACCAGGTAGAAGTAACCAAATAGGGGGTATGTGATGAGCGAGAGCGTGATCAACCTGTTCATGCAGGCACCACTGGCCGGGGTAGTCGTCATCGTGGTGGTTGTATTCCTGCAATTTATCAAAGGCTACAACCAATCCATGATGACCTTCTTAACCAACCAACAGGAAACCAATCACCAATTCCTACGGGAACAACGTGAGCAATCCAACGAAGCGATCTCCAGGCTGGCAGAAGAGATCAAGGCAGTTGGGCAGGAGGTTGCCCAGGTAAAAGGAGTGGTGATCGCTCTTGATGCTGCATCCAAGGTTCGGGATGAAAGAGGTCGAAAATGAAGAGTTATTCGATCGTGCTGGATGTCTGGGAAGGTCAGTTGGAGATCGATGAAGCAGCTCTCTTCGCTGGTGGTGTGGTCGGGCTGGTGATCAGGTTGAATGATATGAACGGCGGCCACCACATGGATGAGGGATTTGAAAAGCAATGGGCTGAAGCTGCGTCTTTCCTTCGTTGGCCATACTTTGTATACAACCCCTGGGTAAGCGGGGCGGAGAATTATGACTGGTTAGCCAGGCATATGCCATCAGATTGTCCCGCTGTGGCTCTGGATATCGAAGTAAGAAAAACCGGGCTGGCACCGAAAGAATATGGCAAACAGATCGGGATCTTCAAAAATCTCGTCAATCAAGAGTGGAATACTCATAATTACACAGGGGAATGGTTCCTGGATGTGCTTTCACCCTGGCCGATCGATGATTACTGGTGGGCTCAATATCCGTTCTTGATGTACCCTGCTTCTGTCCAACGGATCAGTTATGAGGTGCTTAAAGCCAAACTAGACATGCTAGTCTGGCCGCCCATGAACTCGGCAAAGTCATCCGGAAAGATCCGGATGTGGCAGTGCTCAGGCGACAGGTTGATCCTGCCAGGTACAACCAGAGCGGTTGATGTGAATGTTTTCAACGGTAACGTTGACGAGTTGCGAACGTGGTTAGGTTACAGCCCTTCTGGCACACCGATCAACCCACCCGAACCATTAACCATAGAGCAGCGATTGACCAATATCGAGCGCGTCGCCCGAGAACATGGTTGGAGTGTGTAGTATGTCACCGCTTGACCGGCCAGTTTACCAATTAATGCTGCCGTTAGAAGATATCGAGCAAGCCATCATTGAGAATGAAGGGCTTACCAAAGAAGAGATAACAGCCAGGTCGGAAGCGGCCTTGGCGGCTATTAATGCCATCCGTGTAAAAGATCCGGAAACAAATGTTATGAGATCTCCGGAATGGATGGATTTATTCAAACGGCTGCAGGACGGTGGGTGGTATTGGCGTGTGGCTCTCTACATCGCTTGGGCAGCTCAGCCCAAAAAGTATCGCATCCCTGAAACACAGGAAGAACTGGCCACAAAGTTCCTTGGTTTAGCCAGCGACCGGGTGATCAGCACCTGGCGAAAACGCAACCCGACCATCGACAGCACGATCGCCATGATGCAAGGATCCATGATCTATGATGCCCTGCCGGATGCCTATGCAGCCATGATCAAGGTGGCTACCAGAGATGATTACAAGAGCCATCAGGACCGTAAATTAATGTTTGAGATGGGCGGGGTTTACACCCCGAGGATCACAGCGGAACTAAAACGGCGCGGGTTGACCGCTAAAGATGTTGAAGAAATGACCGACGAAGAGCTGGAAGAGATCATTACAGCTGCCAAGGGAAGGGAAGCTGAACAATGAGTACAGGGATAACCCCAACTGCAGCTCGCAGCGAGCAAGCCCGTAGAACTCTCTCCAGGCGTAATTTTCTCCGCTTTGCACAATACGTCGACCCGAAATACCGGACCCCAGCTCATATACAGTATGTCGGCAACAAGCTTCAACAGGTGGCGCTTTTCCTTGAGACGAAAGGGAAAGAGGGAGTGGGTCGGTTGATGATCGAGATGCCACCCCAAAATGGGAAATCGGAAATGGCCAGCCGAAAATTCCCAGCGTTCGTACTGGGTCGGAAACCAGATCTGCGTGTGATCATCTCCTCCTATGGCGCAGATTTGGCCAGTAAACACAGCCGGGCTGTGCGTGACTTGATCGTTTCGACCCAGTACCAGGCCTTATTCGGTGATCTGTCTTCCCAAAATGAACCGGTTGAATTAAGTGCCGACAGCCGGTCGGTATCCACTTGGGACTTGGCAGCTCCCCACCGGGGCGGGATGGTGGCAGCCGGTGTGGGTGGAGGTATCACTGGCCTCCCTTGCGATCTGCTCATTTGCGATGACCTGGTTAAAAACCGAGAAGAAGGCGAATCTGAAGCCAGGCGTGAGTATGTTGACGACTGGTACAAGTCGAGCGCGCTGACCAGGTTGTCACCGTATGCGGCCATCATCCTTTTCTTTACACGCTGGCATCCGGATGATCAAGCGGGACGGTTGATAAAACGAATGATCGAAGTGCCAGGCGCTGATCAATGGGAAATCATCTATTTACCGGCGGTCGCCATCAACGATTATCCCAAGACCGTCGATGAACAACGTCAAAAAATGCGCGAAGGTGTTTATCTTCCACTTGCCGACCAACTCGGACGGAAGCCCGGGGAAGCCCTGTGGCCAGAGCAATTCACAACTGAATGGCTGCTCTCCAAAAAAGCGAATACCTCGGCATATGAGTTTGAAGCCTTGTATCAGCAAATGCCGTATCTGCGGGAAGGTGGAATGTTCAAACGGGAATGGTTCACCAAGGTAACCAAAGGACCCGACAAGGTCATTGCCCGCGTGCGGTATTGGGATAAAGCTGCCACGCAAGGTGGTGGTGCCCGAACAAGTGGGACTTTGATGAGCCTTGGGGAGGATGGTTTTTTCTATGTCGAGCATGTTGCCAAGGGACAATGGTCAACATTTCAACGCGAGTCCGAGATGATCAAGATTGCGGAACGCGATTATGAGAGATGTGGTCCCTTCCCGATTTGGCATCCACAGGACCCGGGAAGCGCCGGGTTGGACAGCGCCAGGGCAACCAATGCCGCCATGGCCATAAAAGGGATCACAGCGCATTTTGAACCTGTCACGGGTGATAAAGAAACAAGGGCAGAACCTTTTTCAACCGCAGCGGAAGGCGGACTGGTCAGGCTGGTGGAAGGCGGATGGATAGAGGGCCTTTTAGATGAGTTGGTTGCTTTTCCAAAAGGAAATTTTAAAGACCAGGTCGACTCCAGTTCGTCAGCTTATACCAAGCTGCTCGAGATGAAAAAGAATAAACGGGAGAGCCGAATCCTATGAACTTATTTCAGCAGTTATTCGTAAAGGCAGCAAGCAAAACAAATGGCTTCAGGTTCATCCCTGAATGGGTCAAGGCCGCTTTTCTACCAGTGTCTCTCCGCCGTTTATTGGATGGGTATCGGAAAAATAGCGCTGTTTCAGCCTGTGTGACAGCCCTGGCTTTTTCATTTCCAGAAGCCCCTCTCTTGATCGGATATGAGACTCCTGACGGCCGGTTTATGGCTGATTACAGCCACCCAGCCCTGAGCCTGATCAGGCAGCCAAACCCAGATATGGGAGAGGTGGAGCTGATGCAGTTCGCCATCACCTATGCCTCAGTTGGAGGCTCGCTTTACCTGTGGAAACAGCGGGGAATGAATAATCGAGTAATTCGTTTATGGCCATTCTCCGAAGTGAATATGACCCCTTTGCCAGGACATGATACAGAAGAGGGATTCGTTCGAGGGTATGAATTTGACCCCGGAAATGGACAAGCCATAACCCTTCCCAAAGAGGATGTGATCCATTGGAAATGGATGGTGGATCCGGAACAACCCTGGAGAGGAATTGGCGCCCTCGAATTTGCCCTACGAGATGCGGATCGAGACACTGAAGCGAATGCTTATATCTATGCCTTGCTGAAAAACAACGCCGTTCCTCCAGTAGTTGTCACCCTTACCGAAGGGGAGGAACTCACTGAAGCTAAGGCAAAACGACTACGGAACGAGTGGAAAACAAAACTTGGAGGGGATAACCGAGGTGACCTTGCGTTCCTGGAATCAGGCATGAAGGCTGAGAAGCTCGGGTTTGACCTGCAACAACTCGCCGGCGAGGCCTTGAATGCTGTTCCTGAAGCACGCATTGCCGCAGCGTTTCGAGTACCACCGGTAGTGGCCGGTCTTAGTGTGGGTCTAAAACGATCGGATTATGGCGACCAGGCCGCAAGGAGAGCGTTCACGGAATTGACCTTGTCCGCTTTATGGCGCTCGTTGGCATCTGAGATCTGGAACGGACTGAAAGGTGAATTCCCTGGGACACCACCGAATTACACCGCACGATTTGATCTTCGCCAGGTGCGCGCTCTACAGGAAGAAGAAAGCAAATTGTGGGAGCGGATCACTAATGCCTTCAACCGGTCACTGCTCACACGAGCTCAGGCGAAACAAGTCCTCGGGATTGAACCCGAAACCGGGGATGATGTGTATTTCGTTTCTTTGGCATCCGAATTTGTACCCGCTGATCAGGAGGTTGTACGGGCATCCTCAACTGACAAATCGATCGAATTCAAAGGTTCCAATGCCATAAAGCCAGCTGCAACTCTACGAAAGATCAGGATTAGAGAGATCGGAAAGATGACCGAAGAGGTCAAACAGTATTTCGCGCAGTTAGCCAAACGAGCCGTCGAACGAGCACGCGGGAAGAGTAAAGACCTTAAGAGCTTACCTGCCGCAGAAGAACTGATACAACCCAGTGATAAATCAGACTTGGTAAAGATCGTCCAGAGGTTTTATGTGGAGATCTGTACTTTATCCTGGGAAACCTGGAATATCGCCTGTGGAGCGGATCTGTTGTTTGATCTGACCGACCCGATCGTAACAAACCTGCTCGGCATGGTCGGTCGGCGGGTAAGCGATATCCAGGAAGAAACCTTGAGCGCCTTACGCCAGGTTCTTCAGTATGGATCCGCCAACGGTTGGAGCATCGAGGACTTGGTCGCCGGAGATCCAGCTACAGGTGTGCGTGGGATCATGGACGTGATCATTGAGACATACCAAGGCCGGGCACGTACCATTGCGCGTACCGAACTGGGAGAAGCCCAAAACCGAGGGACCGTAAGCCGATACCAATCCGCCGGAGTAAATCTAGTCGAGATCCTTGATAACGGCAATGATGACGATGATGATGCCTGTAAAATCGCCAACGGTCAAATCTGGGCACTGGAATATTTTTCAAGTCATTCACTGGAGCATCCCAACTGCACGCGGGCAGCTGCTCCATACTTTGGCGACCAAAAGCCTGATAGGAGTTGAAAGATGGAAATCAAGACCCTGCCTTTATTTGTTAAGGAAATCAATGTAGCCGAACGGACCGTGACCGGTATTTTTGCCGTACATGGAAATATTGACAGCTACGGTGATATGTCAGTCAATGGATCGTTTGCCAAACGCCTAACCGATGGCAATCGAAAGCGAGTCCGGTTTCTGTGGATGCATAACTACGATAACCCACCCATCGCCAGCATTGTTGATATCCAGGAAGTCGAGAAAGCCGATCTTCCTGAAGCTGTTCTGAAGTGGGCTCCGGAAGCCACCGGCGGGGCAGCTGTAACCCGAAAATATTACACGGATATCCCACTGGCAGAGTGGGTCTTCAAAGGGATCCAAGCCAAGGATATCGATGAAATGTCATATGCATACGATCCGATCGTCTGGGAGCATGTGGAAGATAAAGAGAGGCCTCAATTACGCCGGATTCTCAAGGAAATCGAGCTTTACGACATTTCAGATGTGAACTGGGGTGCGAACCCCGCTACATCAGGCGTCAAAGGCATGCCGGTGACCAGCATGACCTTTTCACAGCACTCTGCGATGGTGGAGGCCACCCTCGAAGAGTTTTTATCCCGGGTAAAAGAGCGGAAATCACACCGGGAAATTGAAGGGAGAACCTTGTCAGAGGTGAATCGGGAACGGTTAGCAAAGATGGCAACGGAGATCGGAACCATTTTAAGCGAAACAGAACCGATGGCCGATCAAGAAGAGGTTCTCAACCAACTCTCAACTTTTTACGCACACCAGTCCTGAGGAGGACATCATGAACCTGAAAGAATTGATTGAAAAGCTGAACGCGAAACGGGCAGAACTTGCCGACATCTTCGCGAAAGCCAAAACAACGGTTGACGGTGAGGACCGCTACAACCTGACCCCAGCGCAGCTTGATGATGTAAAAGCGCGCAACAAAGAAATCGACGACCTGGCGAAACAGGTCGAAGATGCCAAATCGGCAGATGAAATCTACCAGAAGAATGCCAAAGCCATCCGCGACGGCAACCAACCTGCCACCCAGTTACCGCTTGCACAAGGCGGGAAGGAAGGAAAACCGCCTGTCCAGAGGAAATCACTAGGTGAGTTGTTCACCGAAAGTGAAGCTTATCTGGGACGGCAGCCCAAGAAAGAGATCATCGCCAGTTTCTCTGAATTTGACTTTGCCTCACATCGGAAGACCCTGATGGAAACCGGGGCTGGTTTCGCTCCAGAAACCATCCGATCCGGACGGATCGTTGAGTATGCTCATCGGCGTCCTGTGGTGTCCGATCTGATCCCGCAAACCACCACCGACCAGGCAGCGATCCCCTACATGGAAGAAACAACCTTCACCAATGCAGCAGCTGCCCGAGCTGAAGGCGGCGAAGCTGGAGAAAGTGCACTGGCATACACCGAACGAACGGTCAATATCCGTGAAATTGCCACCTGGTTGCCAATCACTGAAATCCAGCTCGAAGATGTCTCAGTCGCTCGATCTCTGGTGGATAATCGGCTCATGGCCATGTTGGATCTCACTGAAGAGGTTCAATTGATGACCGGCGACGGTAATTCACCCAACATCGAAGGATTTTTGGTTAAAAGCGGTGTGCAGAGCCAGGCCAAGGGAAGCGACCCGGTTCCCGATGCAATCTATAAGGGTATGACCTTAGTCCGTCACACCGGTTTTGCCGAACCATCTGCCGCCATCCTGCACCCGAATGATTGGGAAGGGGTACGGCTCTTACGCACCACAGACGGGATCTATATCTGGGGTTCTCCCGCCGAAGCCGGACCGGAACGGATCTGGGGACTCCCATTAGTGATCACCACCGCCATCACTGAAAACACCGGCCTGCTGGGTGATTACCAGTTGTATTCTGAGATCTTCCTGCGCCGCGGCGCAAATGTGAAGGTTTCAGACAGCCACTATGACTATTTCATCAAGGGCAAATTGGCCATCCGTGCTGACAAACGGCTAGGATTGGCCATCTACCGGGCTGCCGCATTCTGCAAGGTCACCGGCATTTAAGGCAGCGGCCAGTAATGAGATCAAATCCCCCGCTCAGAGATGGGCGGGGGAGATAAGGAGAAATGTAATGGGAAAAATCGAAGGGTCACTCGGCCCGTTATCCAACGCCGGTACTCCTGGAAATGGAACCAATGAGGTTCAGACCCTGACCATTGGCGGAACCCCCAACGGCGGAACCTTCAAACTCACCTTTGATGGTTATACCACAGCTGCCATCACCTGGAGCGCCACCAACAACACCCTGGTAGCGAACATTCAAACCGCGCTGAGGGCATTAGCCAATATCGGAGCGACCGGGGTAACAGTGGCTGCCGGCAGTTTATCGAGTGGGATCGGTACGATCACCATCACATTCGGTGGAAATCTGGCAAAGATGGTGGTCCCAACAATCACCGTTGCCCTGAACAGTCTGACTGGGTCATCCCCGACTTTGGCAGTGGCAGAAACCACACCAGGTGTCAATGCGACTGAACGGGGAGCTGCCAAGGGTGCGCTTCTGATCGACACAACCAATGCCGTTCTATACATTAACACCGGCACCGCTCTCGAACCAACCTGGACCGAGGTAGGTGTGATCACATCCGCGGAAGTGGTAGCGGCCATGATCGGAACAGATGCCGTTACCGGTCCCAAACTGGCCAGCACTGCACTTACTCAGCTTGTTTGTTCAGGCAATAACGGCGCAGGGGCCTGCACTCTGACCGGCGCGAAGGTGGGTGATAAAGTGATCGGCGTGATCAACCTTACCGATGCGGCTGATGTAAAAGCATCATACGAAAGCACCATCACAGTAGCCGATCAAATCCAGCAAACAAGTGCCACCGATCTGTCTCTGAAGAAGATGGCGGTCACTTTGGTCGTCAAGAGTTAACCATTCGGTGAGCGGCTGATCACCGCTCACCCGATATTGAGGTGATGTATGAGACAGAACAGATTACCTATGAAAGTGGATAAAACCAACCTGGTTAAGATCAGGGTTTTACCTGGTCATGGAATTGGCGGGGTTGGATATCAGAACCAAGAAGTATCACTTAATCCAACTGAAGCAGCTCATTGGGTGAATGAAGGTTATGCCGTTTATGTCGATCCGGAAGAAACGGCTGTTGTTGAACCGACTACCCAAGAGCCGGAAAATCCTGAAAGCGAGGACTAATGACCAGCCTGGTATCCCCAGATCAAGTCCGCTTGACCGTAAAAACCGACCTCACAGATGATCAGCTCCAAATGGTCATAGACCAGGTTGAAAGTGAAATCACCAGCCGGATTGGTGCGCCACAGGATGATCAAGGCTCGGTGCAAATTGTGATCACAAAATACGGCGAGGGAAACCTGATGTTCTTTACAACCGAGATTGCTTCAGTGATCAGCATCGTTGAAGACGATAGGACTTTATCTGTGGATGAATACAGGGTCTGGCCTGGTGGTCAGATCCAGCGCCTTCCGGAGGATTGGAACTGGGGAACCGAGGTTGTGACTACCTATTGTCCGGCAGACGATCGGCCGAAGCGTACACAAGTCATCATCGACCTGGTACGGATCTACATCGACCGGACTGCCCTTCAGCATGAAAGTATCGCCGGCGAGTACGCTTACGACGCGCCTCAAAGCTGGGAAGAGGAAATCCGGAAGATCATGCGTCGATTAACTTTCGTAACAGTATAAGGAGGTTCATATGGCACGCAGTGCATTAACAGCGCAAACCATTTCCCGAGCGGGAGTAAAGCCGAGTTATACGGCTGTGAACTCAGACGGTAATTATTTTGCCAATAATGGCCGTGAGTTTTTACACGTTAAAAACGGTTCCGGGTCGTCGATCAACGCGACCGTGCAAACACCTGGCACAGTAGATGGTCTGGGTATATCCGACTTGATCGTGGCAGTTCCGGCTGGAGAAGAACGCATGATCGGGCCGTTCCCTTCGGGCGTCTATAACCAGACCGACGGCACAACCTATGTCGATTGGTCAGCCGCTACCAGCGTCACTGCAGCGGTTCTGTTGTTATGAGCTTCGGCAGCTTTCTGATCCACACCTGCAGAATCGAGCGGTCTTACCAGACCACTACAAACGCGCATGGACTGGGAGACAAGCGGGGAAATGTGGTCAGCGAGGATCAACGATGCCGCCTGGTAGTGAAGTCAGAGCGGATCAACCGCTCTGAGCTAGCTGAGGGAATGACCATTACAACCTATTCACTTCTCCTACCTTCAAGTGTGGATATCCAGGATAAAGACAGGATCACGAGAATTGTGCTGGAAGACGGTACAGAAAACCCTGGATCATTCGTTGTCGAAGCCATCCTTCCCCGGCGAGGTAAAACTGTCAGGCATATATCAGTTGAGCTGAAGAGGATCAAATGAGCCGAACTACCTTTAGGTTGAATTGGAGAGGCGACCAGGTTGTAGAAGCCGTGAAGAACAATGTAAGCCAGGCATTGGTCGTGTTCGGGTTAACAGCTGAAGGATATGCCAAAAAAGAATTGCAGAAAGGACATGGCGTGGTAACCGGAACCGCCCGAAGATCGATCCACCTGGCAGAACCCGGATACAACTGGCGCGGCGACGATGTTGTCCCATCGAAGTCATCACCCAACCGCGGTGGTCAGATGGTCAGCATTTCCGGATTACGGCTGCAGATCGGCAGTGGTTTGTGCTATGCATTGGCTCTACATCAAGGGCATGGCGGTTTCCCTGGATATCACTTTCTGACGATCGGTGTGAGACATGCAAAACCTCAAATGCCGCAGATCTTATTGCGGTATCAATTACGGAGGCGGTGATGGTCGATCCTCTCGAAGTTGTGATTGCCTACGTAAAAACCAAACTATCCTCATCTGTCGGAGACCGGGTAGCATCCAAACAGCGTTTCAACGAAGCATGGGAAGTCGATCAGTCGGCTCTCCGGATCCGGCAGGACGGCGGAAACCCCGACCTTTATTCACAGGTGAGCAATATTCGGGTAGAGGTTAGTATGTATGGAAAAGATACACCCACGATCAGCCGGTTATGGGGTGAGCTGGTAGCACTGACCAGGCAGGATACGCGTGACCCGGTGGTGATCACCGACGGATCCACGGCATTATTGTTATCGTTCAACCAGGATTCTGGTCTGTCGTTTCTATTTGATGAGGATCTCTCATCAGACTATGGGATGGCCTTCTTTTCGGCCATCGTTGCAGAAGAAGAGGTTTTATGAAGAATCCACCTGAAAATAAGAATGAAATCCCTCAAGAGGCCGAGAATGCATTCGCCGATATCGGCACAGTAAAAATCCGGATGAAGCCAGGCTTCGCGCTTGAAGGACAGGCAAAGCCCGGAGAAGTCGTTGAAGTGACTGCCAGACTGGCAGATTACCTTATCAAAATTGGTTATGCAACCAAGGAGGAAGAATGACAAACAACACCCCTTATGAACTGCTAGTTGGCGTAGGAACCCTGTATATTGCCGCTGCCGGTGTGGCAATGCCAGCGGTCAATGAGACACCCAACGCTGCCTATTGGTCAACCCCAGGTAACACCGAAGGCGGCGTCAAAGTAAACCTGACAAAAAGCCTCGAATATTTCCGGGATGATCAGAGCAAGGGACCCCGCAAGGCAGTGATCACCGAGGTGGGTTTGGAAATCGAGACCGGTTTAGTCTCCAATACATTGGAGAACATTGGCAAGCTGCTGGGTCTTACCGTGACCGATACTCCACCCGCATCCGGAACGATCGGGACCCGGAAAGTGGGATTGCACCCGGGTGAAGTAACCGAGTATGCGTTCTTATTCCGAGGCACATCTGCTTATGGCGATTTCCCGGCGCAGTACTACGTCCCTCGTGGGGTTTTCGATGACGACCTCGAAATCGAACACACAAAAGATGACAAGTCAGTATTACCTCTCAAGCTTGTTGCATTGGAAAACCCCCTGGCGGCCAGTGATGATGAAAAGTTCGGGATCTATACCATGCAAGACGCGGCAGCGTTACCGTAGGAGGTGATGGATGGCAACGAAAAACACCAGTAATCCCAAACCATCAAACGTGCTTGACCTGGATGAATTATTCGGTCAAGCCAGGTCGATCACCATCAAATGGCAAGGCGAGGAATATCAGTTACAGCGGATGGAAGGATGCAGCCCAAAAGAAGCTGTGAAGTTTATGCAGCTCCAAAAGAAGGCGAATAAGCTGAAGAATCTCTCCCCCGAATCTGTAACCGATGTCCAGGCCGATCAAATGACACAAGTGATCGACGACATGCTGCTTTTGGTCTGCCCGAACTTTCCAACCGCCAGTATGTCATTCCCGATAAAAATGCGGGCGATCAATTTCTACCTGGAGCAAACCCAAGGAAAAAAATTCGTGGAGGCGACGCTTCAAAAACGGATTGGGGCGAAGCCTTCAGCAGGGTAAGTTTTTGGTACAACCTCGGCTTCATTGATATAGCGAATATGCCAATCAGCGCTTTACAGGCGTATGAACGCCAGCTCCCGAAACGGATCGCCGAGTTTAAGCTGAACCTGGCCGAGATTGTATCCCTGACAAATATGAGGAAGAGTGACCGGCAATCTACCCTGCGACGATGGCAGAGGGATTGCGGCCAGGAAGAAACCGCAATAAAAGCGCCATTGGGAATGTTGGCAAAGCTCGGTATTGGAGTGAGACATGGGAACAAGTGACAGCAGCCTGGGTGAGGCTGTACTAGAACTAGGAGCTGATGACAGCCAATTGAACAGTGACTTAGAGGGTGCCAGGGCAAGAGTGGTGGGCACCCTCTCAATGTTATCTTCAATCGGAGGAGCAATATTAACGGGATTGCTCACCATGATCGCATCAGTATCCGTTGCGATCGGGTTGGCAATATTTAATGCCGGAACAACACTCGATGCTGCTTATGACAACATAGCTGTCAGAACCGGATCCACCGGCGAGCAACTCAACTCTCTCCAAGATGATTTCAATGCTGTTTTTTCAAGCGTACCAACTGATGCAACAACGGCCTCTAATGTTGTCAGTCTATTAAATTCCCGTCTGGGTGTCACAGGTGAATCCCTTCAAGGAATCGCTATTCCTTTGCTTGAGGTTAGCCGTATCACTGGCGGAGATGCAACCACTAATACCGAACTATTTACCTGGGTAATGGGTGACTGGAGCGTCTCGAATGAAGATGCTACCGGTACTCTAGATATGTTGTTTACCGCATCCCAGGAAACCGGTGTCGGGATGGATCAATTAATGACCCAGATCGTGCAATATGGCGCTCCCATGCGCGAGTTTGGGTTCAGTATTGAAGACTCAGTCGCCTTATTTGCCAGGTGGGAACAACAGGGTGTCAACACAGAAACCGTCATGAGCGGCATGCGCATTGCCGCCAGCAATTTCGCTTCTGCCAATGTTCCATTACGGGAAGGGCTATTAAGTACATTTGAAGCCATCCAAAATGCGGCAAGTGAACAAGAAGCTCTAAACCTTGGAATGGAAACCTTCGGTGCCAGGGCGGGACCTGACATGGTGGCTGCCATCCGTGAAGGTCGATTTGAGATTGATGACCTCGTGGATGCTTTGGCGGATTCTCAAAATGCGATCATGGACACCAGTGCTGCCACCATGGATTGGGGCGAGCAATGGACGATCTTCCAAAACCGAATGACCGTAGCCTTGGGACCTGCAGGCCAATCTGTCATGTCGGCAGCCAGTTCCATTATGGATGCTATAGCCTCGGCTTTCGAGCGTCCGGATGTTCAAGCGGCGATTTCTTCAGTGTCAGAATGGATCGGTAATCTGGCAAGCCGGATAGCTGAAGCCATGCCAGGCATCATTGATAATATCTTTGGCTTTTTTGATTGGCTGCGAAACAACCGCGGAGTGGTTGTGGCTGTATTAGCTGCCATGGGTGTTGCGATCGGTGCTTTTCTGTATTCATCGGCCGCAGCTGCCATCACGGCAGCCGGCGGTTTTGGTGTGCTATGGGCTGCTGTATGGCCAGTATTAGCCGTGATGGCTGCTGTGGCAGCTATCGCTTACCTGGTTTATGAAGCCTGGACAAACAATTGGGGCGGGATTCGGGATACATTGACATCATGGTGGGCAGCCGCCCAGGTCATTTTCACAAACATCATCACCTGGTTCCAGGTCAATATTCCGTTAGCCATTCAAACTGTCACCGGTTGGTGGAATTCGCTTATATCAGCCATGCAAGCTGTGCAGTTGTTTATTCAAACTTACATCGTTCCTGTTTTTACAGCCTTAGGTCTTTTGCTGAGCGGTGATATTGGTGGTGCCATAGCGGTCTTGGCCGGTTATTGGAACGACATATTGCTCCCAGCCATTCAAGCTGTGATAGCGGCCATCTCTGAAAGATTGCAGCCCATCTTCCAGGCTATTGCCGATTTTATCGACCAATATGTATCACCGATATTCCGCACTTTTGGAGGATGGATTTCTGATCACCTTGTACCCGCCTTCCAGGCTGTAGCGAACGTGATCCAGGACATCATCGATTGGCTGGACAGGATCGGGGAGGCGATTGCAAATATTGATTGGGGCATCCTAGAACCAGGTTCTCCCACACCATTTGAGTGGGGTTTGCGCGGGATCCGGAAACAATTAGTTCGTTTGAATAAAATGGATCTGCCCTCATTGGCCACCAATCTATCGCTGGTCCCTGATCAAACCACACTCGGTGCGATTGCCGGATCAGGTTCTTCACAAGCCTCCAACAGCCGGTCGTGGCAATTTACGAATTACGTTACAAACGCAGGTGTAGATGCTGACGAGTTGGCCCGCATCAACCGGCGTGAGGAGCTGCTCTATGGAATATAGGTACACTGTCGGGAGCCAGACTGTGTGTCTCAACGATTATGGGATCCCCCTGCCAGGCAGGACTGGTGAGCTGGCCCCTTTAATTACCCTCGAAACCCAACGGCTAGGATCAACCCTCGTGTCATCCATGTATCGCTTAGAAAAAAGAGCGTTGGATGTGCCATTTTTATTCGAAGGCGATGACCCGAATTTATCAGGCGCTTCATCGGTGGACTTAAGCTCGAAAGTAAAAACCATGCTGGATGTCTTGGTGTTAGGTAATGGAATTCTCTCCATAAAACGCGCAGATGGAGTAACCCGAAATCTGCAGCGATGTTATTTTTCGGGTGGTATGGGTGAGCAAAACTATCCGGACAGGCATATGAAGACCGTTTTGTCTTTTGTAGCCCTGGATCCATTTTTCTATGATCAGGATCCACAGGAGGTCACATTTACTTCCGGATCAGTTCCGACACGCCTGTTCTTTCCAGTTCCCCCGTTGATCCTGGCACCCAGTGCCGTATTTTCAGAACAAACCATCACCAATCCAGGAGTGCAGACCTGGCCAGTATGGACAATCACAGGGCCCGGAGATTCAATTTCGCTGATCAACAACACATCAGACCGGCGTTTCATGTGGTCTGGAACATTATTGGAGGATGATGTCCTTGTGATCGATACCATACCGCTTTATAAGACTGTGCGCCTCAATGGGAGCAATTCCTGGGATCAGGTGCCGGTTGGATATGAGGATCTCTGGCCTCTGGATGCCGGGGCAAACAATGTCATGGTGACCATCGCAAACTCAACTGCAGCCACGACAGCCACCTGCGAATATTACCCGAGGTATAACAGTCTATGAATCCGACATATTTTGCTCTTGACAATGATCACAAAAGTTTGGGGGTGTTTGATGCTTTTTCCAAGGTCGAGTTTGTGCCCGCTTATAATGTGGCGCGCGGATGGTTGGCAGAGATGGATCTCGATTCTGATCAGGCGGAGATGATGTTGAATGCATTTTATCTAAAAGCCATATCGGAAAGCGGGGTTGATTTATGGACAGGTACGATCGACAAGGGTCATATCGTTGGCAATACGAACACCCTTCAACTATCCGGGGTTGATGAAACGGGAAGACTTAATTCCCGGCAGATCCTTCCTGTGCCATCGGGACCGCCATATACAGCCGAGGAATACTATTCCTTAACAGATACAGCAGAGAATGTCATCAAAACATTAGTGGATGTTAATGCAGGCCCCTCTGCAAAAGCTGACAGGATCCTCCCGGGATTGTCGATCGAAGCCAATTATGGACGGGGCGGATCATATTCAGCGAAAGCCCGGTTTGACAAATTGGGGGATTTTATTTTTGACATCGGCTTAGCCAAGGGGTTGTGGGTAAGGGTGGTAAACGGCATATTACGCATCGATTTGCCATCAGATAAGAGCAATCTTGTCCGAATATCTGATCAGACAGACACACTGGGTGATTATGAGTTTGAATTTGGCCGGCCCTCAGCCAATTACGTTTATGGAGCTGGAACCGGTACTGGCACAAGCCAGGCGATCTATGAACGCGGCGATGGCGACAGCATCACCCAATACGGACGGTATGAGTCCCTCCTGAATATCGGACGGACTGCGGTTGAAGGCGAAATTGCCGATGCCATCGACGCTGAGCTTGAAAAGAAAAAGGCAGTGGCTTGGTTTTCATTTACGGTCAATGATCTGCCTGACAGGATTTTAGGTAAAGATTATTGGGTAGGTGATGTGGTGGCTGTCATGGTCCGCAACCGATATTTCACCACACGCGTTTCGGAGGTAGCCGTAACAAGCACACCGGATGGAACAGCGATGAAACCTGTATTTGTCAATTCAGGAAGTTATGCCATTTCACGGTCATCTTATTACGACCGGGTGAAATCAGTAGAATCTCGATTAGAACGGTTGGAGGCAAAATGACAACAGTATTAACCAGTTTCCCTTGGGACACTAATCCGATCACAGACACTGCCACCTGGCGAAAGTACATCCGCCAGGCGATTGGATCAGGCGTGGTCAAAGAATATCCTACCGATCCGGATAAACTCAACGAATTTGAAGTATATGCGGATTCGACCGGTATGCAGGTGAAAGTAAAAAGTGGAATTGCAGTGATCAGAGGGATTTATGCGCCAAATTCAGCCGTTGTGACCGAGGCTATTCAAGCAGCTCACGCCACATATGACCGCATAGATATTGTTGCGCTCATGCTGAGCACTGTATCCGGAGAGGTATCGATCACAGTCGTGACTGGCACTCCAGCCTCCAGCCCAGTGGCTCCGACCTTGACCAATACCAGCAGCGTTTGGTACATCAAATTGGCGCAAGTAGCTATTGGCCATGGTGTTACAACCATCACAGCTGGGAATGTGACTGATAAGCGAGAATGGAGAACAGACAATCTTTTTGGAATTCCGTTGTTAATTGGAAATGGACTTAGCACGATCACCACAGGATCTAAAGGTTATATTCCTGTGACAGTCGACTGCACCATGATCGGGTGGAGTGTGTTTGGGAATGCCAGTGGATCGATTGTTGTAGATGTCAAACGGGCAACTTATGATGGTTTTCCCACCACTGCATCCATCTGCGGTTCAGGTGAAAAACCGACCTTATCAAGTGCTCAAAAAGCCAGGAACTTGGCATTGACCACTCAACCCGAATTGCTGTTGGGAGATGTGTTGGAGCCATATGTCGATTCGGTGGCAACTGTGATGCAGGTAACAGTGACTCTTTTGTGCGTTAAGAAGTGAGAAAAAATGGGTGTAGCGTCATTAGGAGCCACGAAAAATTATCAAGCGGGTAGCGCAACCAACTCTATGTCGGTTACTAAACTAACCAACGCGAACTGCTATGTAATACACGCAACCAATGAAAGTTCCTCTGGCATTTATGCAACATCAGTAAAGATAGGTGCACTAGATGCAATAAAACTTCTTGGATTAACAACCCCTACCAATGCAGGTCGAAATGAGGTTTGGATCTATCTTGGAAGTATTCCTGATGGGGACAGTTTGGCTACCGTCAACTGGTCGGGGTCATGCACATCAGTATTAGCAGTTTCACAATTTTCTGGAGTTAACAGCTATAGCACAGGAACATCAAATACTGGATCAAGCGGAACCGAATCTGTTTCACTTACCGGACTGCTTATCAATGATGGCCTAATCTTCGATGCTCATCACAATTACAATCCTTATGGAGTAACGCCAGGATCCGGACAAACCGAACTTTATGAGCATTATCAAACCTATCAGACCTGCCAAGGATCAATTAAAACAAAATCTGGCTCCAGTGAGACAATGTCAAATACAATGACCTCATCCAATTGGAGCAGTATTGGTTTTGCTCTTTATGATGTACCACCGGGCAGGACCCTGCAGGTACCAGCTTATATGGGGCTTTAATTTCAAAGTGTTACAAGAGGTTTTCGATATTAATTAATCGCCATGATCATACAATTTGAATTTTGAATCTATCCAAATGATATAAAATGTTCTATCAATTCGATGTCCAACCATAGGTTTCATCCCTTGAAAACGGAATGCTAAGACTTTTTGAACATCATCCGTAATAATTTTTGGCAGTTTGCCGTTTATTTGGCCTTTTGGTATGGTCTCGGTTCCATGTTTATGCCGTGCTGTCGTTATTAATTCCGCCCAAGGGGTTGTCCCTAAAATTCTAAGTTTATCCAGCAAACAAGATCTTTCATCTTTGTTGCATCCACTCAATCCATATTGATCATCCAAATATTCAAAAGAGAAATGAGGTGGTACATTATCATAAGACACCGGGGGTATTTCCGGTGTCTTAATTTTTTTTGACTTGTATGGTTTTGCCTTAATTTTAACCATCGTGCTCGATTCTTGTTTCGAAATAGCTTTTCATAAGTTCTAGATCGATTTCATTGCCAATTGGAGTCTGATCCCAAGGAGGTTCCTCGTGAGACATATTCCGAAGTGCAAAAGCTGAAAATTGTCCAAAGACTTTATAAACCTCATCAAGTAAACCTAAAGTATCTTGATCAAAAACGCTTTTATCAAAAGTCTTCAAACCGGGGATTGGTTCAGCTCCTGATTGTTTAAAACTGCGATAAACATCAGGAACAACGGGGCCATGAGTCCAAGCCTCAATGGGATTGGAAAATAATGGCTTTTTAAAGAATGCTAAATAAAACCCTTGTGCATAATATAAGAGTTTTTGGAGTTTTAAATTAGTAATTGCTTCTTCTTCTTGGTAAGCCCGATACAAATAGTAGTAAGCCACTAGTATTGCTTCGTACAT